CAAGAAAAATAGGGTTAGATAAGTATCAATGTACTTTTTGTGGAATCGTGTTCATTAAGTTTGATGAGTATGAGATAAAGATTTTGAGTAACAAACCAGAAAACTTCACCAGTAATGGACAATAGTGTATATATTCAGAATGAGATTTTACGCACGATATTTTATGAGGGGTTTGTAGAAGGGAATATTATTATTATTCAAAATTTTGATTTAGGAACTTTACCATTAAGAAAGGGTTCATATTTAACATATGAAGAAACTGAAACATATTGGCAATTAACAAATAATTATTTATCCCCTAAAGAATTAGGATATAAAGTTATCATTGGTGGTACATCCACAGTATATGATGAAACTTTAAGAGTAATAGGTAAGATAGCTTCAACAGATGGTTATTATTTTTATAATGATAAGTTTCTTATATATGCTAAATCATTATCAGAATTAGCCTTTAAATATGATGGTAATGATTTTATTACTTTTTCTAATTTTCAAATAAGTAGTCTTACTAATAATTCATGGTTACTTCAGTATTCAGGTATTCCTTATAGTTTTGTTGGGGCTACTAATACTGGGATGTATTTTGATTCATCTTTATTGAAGTTTAAAGTAGGGGATACTTATGTTTTAGGGTTAAGTTCTCAGGGAAAAATTTATTTGCAGGTTCAACCTGATGAAGATTTAACTTATACCTTATATGCTTTAGTTTATGATCCGGCAAGTAAAGAGATTAAGAGAAGAAGTTTAAGTCAATTACATTCTCATTCCAATGTTTCTGTTTTAAATAATTTATCAGATAGTGGAGGTAAGTTAGCATATAATGGAGTATTAGTAGCTGATTTTACAAATTATTACACTAAAACTCAAATAGATAGCTCTATAAGCAATTTACAGAATCAGATAAATTTAAAAGCTGATGCTACTCATAATCATGCTCTAAATTCATTAAGTGAAAAAAGTTATAATTCTTTAACGGATAAGCCTGATTTATCATCTCTTCATACACATGATAATAAATCAACATTGGATTTAATTCCTTTATATTCAAGTGGAAATATAGGAGATACCATAATTAAAACCAGTAATGGATTAGCTTGGGGTAGTTCTGGATTAACCGGTTTGAATAGTAATATTCTGTATTGGGACACTAATTCATTTTATTATACTCCTTATAGCAGTAAACAATCAGGAGTTAATTTTTATTATGGTACAGACATTCCTGATGGGATGAATATTTTAAATTTGAATGCACTACTAAGAGTAACTGGATTAATATTATATAGTGATTTAATTGCTGGAAATATAATATCCGACACTTTAACAATTCAGGGTTATTTAGATATTTATGAAAGTAATATTGCAGCTTTTGATAAGATAAATGAAGATGGATTAAGTATAAAAATAGCCGCAGGTAGTGCTTTAAATGGTGATTATAATGGGGGGAATTTATATTTTGTAACAGGTAATGGTTCTGGGATTGGAATAAATGGGGATATATATTTTGGTGATGGTACAGCAGGAGTATTAAAAGAAAAAACATTAGAATATTTAGTTGTTTATTATGATGATGCTACTGGTAAATTAAGCTATGGATATTTACCATCTGGTAGTACTATTAATAATGATATTTTATATTTTAATGGGAGTACTTTAAAGTATACTCCTTATTCTACCAAACAGTCTTCTTTAATTCATTTTTATTTAGGTACAACTGCACCTACTAATACTTCAAGATTAAATTTAGATGCTTATTTGTATGCTACTAAGTTATATTCAGGGGGAGTTGAGGTTTCTGTTGTAACACATACTCATAATTTTAATTCAGATATATTATATTGGGACAATACTAATCAAAAATATATGCCTTATGTTTCTAAGCAATCTTCTTTAGTACATTTTTATACCGGGACTACTGATCCTAATTATACGGCAAGATTAAATTTAGATGCTTCCTTATATACTACTGAATTAGTTTCTTCAATCAAATCAGATTTAATTCAAAGTAATAGTGTTTCTTATGTACCCGGGCTTTTTGGAAGTGGGTTTAAATTATGGAAAGATACAAGTAATAAATATGTTATTGAATTGGATAGCTTATTTGTTCGAGGAACTTTAAATGCTTATGAGTTTCGCATTAATAGGTTTAGAGCTTCAAATGGGTCTATAATAGTGACAGATGCTGTAAAAGCAAAAAGCGGTTTGACTTATGATTCAAACGCGGGCAAATATTATTTTGAGGTAGAAGATGTATCAGAAATAACTTTTCAAGCAAATGATTTAATTCAGGCGCAGGCTTTTAATGGAATTTCTGTTTATAATCATCAGTTCAAAGTTTATTCTATTAATTCTACTAAAATTTATGTAGTAAACCCCGATGGCTCTAACCCAACTCAAGTAGATATTTCTAACAAAGAATTTGTTCGATTAGGTAATACTACAAATAAATCTCGAAAATCTTTTATTTCATTGAGTGTTGGAAATACAATATTCAGTAATCCTTCTATTGAAATTTGGGATGGAGTTAATAGTTTCACAAGAACTTCTTCTATGATTAAAGTAAGGATGGGAAATTTGGGAGGCTTGACTTTTAATGGTATTAATATTGGAGGATATGGTCTTTATAGCACTAATGCATATTTGCAGGGAGTAATAAATGCAACAAGTGGAAAGATAGGAAATTGGGATATTTCTGGAGGATACTTATCTGCTTCAGATAGCAATGGAAGGATTTCAATAGGTCAGGAAATTAATCTGTATGATGCTTCAAATATTCAGCGAGTTAATATTTGGAAAGGAAACATCGGTGGGATAAGTTATTATACAGAAGGTTCTTCTTTATCTTGGACAGGAACTTATGCTTCTTATTATACTACAAATTTGCATGTATTGAATAGTTTTGTTAATCTTTCAAACCAAACTTATTATATTCAATCTTCATCAACTTCTAATGATAACTATCTTAAAACATATACTTCTCTTCAAAGCTCGTCTTATCATATTGATATTTCATCTAATAAGAATTATATCTTTAATTTGCAATTAGCTATTTATGTTTCTTTTACTTTAGATGCAGATGATACCAACCCTGATCCAGATGGGTTGACTACTGAGAATTTTATAAATGGAAGTTATTCTATTGCAGCTACTGTTTACGTATATAATAGTAGCAATGTTTTATTAGGTCGGAGTGCTGCTACTTCTGTTGATTTTATTCCTGAAAATGGAGAATCATATACTCATTATTTAGATGTTGCTATTAATTTGAATTGTGGATTGATAACTACTTCGCAAGTTTATTTTAAGATAGTATATTCTATTACAAATAATATCAATGAAAAACGAATAAATACTTATTATAGGTATCTTGGAGGAATATGGGAAGAATGGTATAAAACTGAAACCTATCATAATATTGACTCTACTTTTTATGTATATCTTTCAAGGGTGAAACTACAAGGAAATACAGGTGGATTTGTTCAAATAGGAAAAAGTGGTTTTCAAAATATAAAAGATGCTACTCATTATTTTAGAACAGATCAAGCAGATGCGTCTTATATAATGGAAACTAAAGGCTTGGTTAAGATGTTTAGTAATGAAGAATCATGGCCTGTTTGGATAAACAGAAATTATAATTCTAATACTAATCCAGTATTGTTGTTAAGCCAAGAAGCATTAAGTTCTGGAACTTGTAAAGTTATTCAATTCAAAGCTTCCAGTTCATTTAGTGATAAAGGATATATTCAATGCAATATTGATACTGCTACATTGAGCTTTGTAACGGGTTCAGATGAGAGATTGAAACAAAAAATTCAATTAGCTGATTTTAATGCTTTAAATTTGATACGAGATATTAAGTTAAAGAAATACGAGATAAAAGAAACGGGAGCAATTACTTATGGATGGGTTGCTCAGGATTTTATAGAAAAATATGAACTCCCTCTTGTTGGTTTAAAAGAATATAAAGAAAAAGGAGAATATTTAGGGTTCAGTAAAGATTATTTAATTGAAATTCTGTGGAAAGCTATGGAAGAAATGATTGAACGTATTGATAATCTGGAAAACATTTTAAATAGGCTTAAATAAAACATAAGATATTGAAAATCAGGAATATAAAAATTTTTAAAAAAATATTTTGCAAATTGAGAAACTTGTTATATGTTTAACCCACAAATCTGAAGCAAATGAAAGAGTTTTTAAAAGCCTTGTTTTCAACAAGTTCAGAAGTATCCTCAATGAGGATTTTGGCTGTGTTTATGGTATTAGCAGCTACGGTTTACCTATTTAAATATGGTACGTCCGATCCCTCTTCAAATTTTATAACCCTGATTGCGCTTCTTTATTCTATTGCACTCACAGGGAAAGTAACTCAAAAGTTTTTTGAAAAATAAAATAATAAGGTATGTCAGCAGATTTAACGGTTAATCTGTTGCAATATCTTGTCTCTCAGAAAGATGGTAAATTTTATATTGATATTATTAATCCTGAGATATTTAGCAATAAATATGAGATCATAGTATTCAAAGTTCTTAGAGATTTTTATCGTAAGTATAATAGTTTACCCTCATATGATATTGCAAAAGAATACTTTTCCACAACTGTAAGGAATGCAAGGACTTTACAAAAGGGGGATGATTATAATATACTAAATCTGGTAGACCATATTTATATACCTTTAAATGAGCAGGATATAAAGTATATTCAATCAAGAATAAGAGATATAATAGTAAAAAGAACAACTCAAAAAGCTGTTCTAAGTTACTCAAAAGGGGAAATAGGAGAGAAAGAGCTTAATAAAAAAATATCGGCAACCCTAGGAATAAAAGAAACTAATGAAGAAATCGGTGATAACTTTTTAATAGCGGACTTTGACAAATTTAAAATATCTACAATAAAAGGGTATCCAACGTTCCTTGAAAGTTTGAATGAATTAACAGCAGCTGGAGGGTTTTATAGTCCACAATTAATAGTTTTTATGTCCAGTCCAAAGCATTTTAAGACTGGGATGATGATCAAACTGGCTGTGGAGTATGCAAGAGACGGGTTGAATATTTATTATGCTGACAATGAGAACGGTATATATTCTATTCGCAATAGAATATTAATGGCAATTACTGAGGAAGATTTGAATTATGTTACTGATCCTGATAATGAACCAGAGATTAAGGAATGTTTGAATAGATTTAAAATGTACGGTGGAGGTGATTTTTATATTGATAGCTTTGCTCCAAATCTAACTTCTTTACAGGCAGTTAGTAATAAAATAGATTATCTTATTGATATAAAGAAGTTTAAACCAGATATAATTATATATGATATTTTGGATAAATTTGCTCCTACAAACTATGAAAAAGAAAAGAGATTGAGAATACAGGAAGCATACAATGAAGCAATATCAATAAATAAGAAATATGGAGTATTCAGTTTTACACCTTCTCAAGTCACCCGAAATGCATTGGATAAAAAGGTTTTAAAGATGAATGATATTGCTGAGGATTATGGTAAAATAGCTAATGCACATGCCGTATTTGCAATTTGTGGTACACCTGAAGAAGTAGAACAAGGAGTAAGAAGAATAATCCCGGTTGCTCAAAGGGAAGGTAAAAAGTACTCTCCTGAAAATATTGCAGTTATTAAGATTGATGAAACAAGGATGATTGTTGAGGAGATACTGAATAAAGAACAATTTATTTATTACTGATGGGGTAGTAAGTTATTTATTTAGGGTATTAAGGAATGTAAAGAAATCCACAAACGGGTGGTATTCTGCTACCTGTCCATATTGTGGAAGGGATAAACTTGCGTTTCATCCTAAGTATAAAGTAGTAAAATGTTGGAGGGGTTGTTATAGAGGATATATAAGAGATTTCATAAAGGATATAACGGATCTCAATTATGATGAAATTTATAAGATAATTGATGAAGAGGATTATGAAGTAACTTTAGAAGATAGGGTAAATTTAGTTAAAGCTAAGATGGAGTTACCTAAAGGATATAAAGATTTATTTTATGATGGATTTTTAGGGAATAGGGCAAGGAATTATTTATTAAAAAGAAACATGAATTTGAAATACTTAGGTTCTTTAGGTATAGGTTTTTGTAATGAAATGGATGATGAATTCTTTGGATATATAATAATACCATTTAAAAGAGAAGGATTGCTGGTTTATTATATAGGAAGAGATTTTATGGGTAATAAATTAAGGTATAAAAATCCAGCTAAGGATAAAGTATTAACAGGAAAATCAGAGTGTCTATTTAATGAAGAGGCTTTGTATTTGTATGATAAAGTTTACATTGTAGAAGGTTGGGCAGATGCAGTAACGTTTGAGGGTAATGGTATTAGCAGTCAGGGAATGGGATTAAGCGAATGGCAATTGAATAAGATACTGTTCAGTGATGTGAAAGAAGTTGTTTTTGTACCCGATGTAGGAGCATTTTATAACTGGCTTCAGTATGCTGAAAAGTTTGTGGAAACAAAGAAGGTAAAGATTTTGGATATTCAATCTTATATCCTGAAGAATAATTTAGATACTAAAATGTTTAAAGATGTAAATGCTTTGGGATTAGATGTAATAAAAGAGATTGAAAATAACACAGACTATTTAGACTATTCAAATCTAATATATTTGTATGGCAAGCAGGAATCCTACAATTCATTTGCGGTATGATGATTTAAAAAGGATTTTTTCTAAGATGGGGATATTTGATAGCGATGCTGATATAGATAGTATGGTATCGCAGGTATTTACTTTGGCTAAAAATTATAATGTAAAAAGAGCAGTAATATTAAACAAGAGACAGAAGCAGAAATTTGATCAGTTAGTAAGCATTGAGAATAGAGTATTTGATGATTTTGTAAAGGTATTCTCTTCAGTTTTAAGAGAAAGAAAAATATTATTCGCTAAACCTGTTAATCCAAACAGTAAGCAATACATGACATTAAGAGAAATTGCAAAGGCTGCTTATGATTTTTGCAAGATAAATAATTTAGATTTTACAGAGGGATATGCAGAATTCACGAATATTGCAATTGATATTTTAAAAAATAAGTATTCTATTTTCAGATTAAAAGGAATAATAAATGATATAAATAATTATTATCAAGTCAAGAAGATTATTGAAAATGATCCTGATAAAGAATTTACAAGTAATGTATATAAGGAATTTCAAAGTAATGCTCAGGTATTTTATAATATCCTATATGAGACAAGTAATCCGATGGAGTATATTCATTTCTATTACATAAAGGAAACCTGTAAACAATTGAATGTTGATTACAAATATTATATCAAACATCAATTCTCATTATTAAATGAATTCATAAAAGAAAAATGTCCTTCACCTCATTTATTCTATGGTGAAAAAGCAATAAATAGATTTAGCAGAACTAAACATAAAATGACTGAACATGAGAAGGAACTTTTACAAAAGAACATCATTACCAAAACGCATTTCAAAAGAGAAAACACAAATAAGAAAAACCTATCTTCAGATTTGTAAAGAAATAGATAATGAATTAATGGACAAATTTGGAGTAATTAGGTGCAGTAGTTGTGGTATTGTGTTAGTGAATGGATTTGGACAAACTATTTACAATTGGGGACACAGTCATAATCTTCCAAGAGGAAGATTTCCGGAGTTTGAGATAGATAAGGATAATATTAGTCCAAGATGTCAGACTATGAATGGTAGGGTAGGTTGTCATGAAAAACTTGACAACTGTGATTTTGAAGGTATAAGTAAGTTTATGGATTTGAAAAAGATAATGGAATATAGAAAAAGTAAAAACATTTCTGAGTATAACAAATTTGTATCCGGTTTACGAAATGTAGGAGTAAAAACATACAAATATGCTGATCACACTAAATAACAGTATATCTTCTATAAGTATAGAAGATAAAGATAGATTAATTGAGAAAAGACTTTTTGAAAAAATCTATAATTACTTTTCTATTGAATATCCTAATGCTGCTTTTATTAGAAGATATAATCATAGATGGGATGGGATGAAGCATTACATGACTTATGCTGGTAAATTTAAGACTGGATTTTTACCTATCCTGATTAACTATTTGAAAAAGAATTACCCGACTATTAAGGTTACTATTAAAGATGAAAGAGGATTCATACCTCAGCTTAAGAAAGAACCAGTTCTTAATTTTGGGCAGTATTCAATGACCGGGCAATTCGATTATCAATATGATATTATAAAGTCTTTATCTAACTATATTGAATATCAAGATAATAAGATTTATTTTCCTCGTGGGATTATTGATGCTGCGACTAATGCCGGTAAAATGATAATGATGGCAGGGGCTTATTTCAATTTTGAAGGGGATAATAGAATGCTTATTCTGATAGCTAATAAAGAACTATTAGATCAATTGGTTAGATTCTTTAACTCTTTAAACATTGAT